CGCGCCAATATAGCCCCCTCCCGCTGATACATTGCCTGAGCTATCGGATTGATTACGCTCGTACCAAGCATTGACTGCAAAAGGTGAACCATTAAAGCAATAGCGAGCACGCTGAACACAAGCAGTTGCCGTTCCTATGCCGGTAGTTCCAGAGTTGTTATTTTCGATAGTATTCAAGAGAACTAAACGATTCTTAAAGGGCACAATAATTCGGCATGTCTGGACATAAGGACCTTTCCAAGGAGCAGCGCCTCCTGGGAGAAAGAAGAACCCACCCGTACTCGAGGGTGTCATGGAATTGTATTGGCCATTTTGAGCAACCCATGTTGAGCCATTGAATGACCAAATTGGATCATCACCGGCTACCGGTTTACCGGCCCCCAAAGTAGCATTGAAATTCGTGACAAATAAAACTGGACCGCCTCCTGTAACGCTTTGCCAGTTAGTAACCCAGAAATAATTAAGATTATTACCGTGCCATACTGGCGTCGAACCAGAACCCGATCTGTCCCATCCTTGTGATACATAGACGTAAGCGAAAGAGGTATCGAATCCATATGTTGGATGATTGTTTATGGCGCCTGTTTGATATTGTTCTATGCCCATAACGGGTAGTGATGGATACCAATAAACAGGTAGATTTAAATTTGTTGCTCCATTGCCCGCTATGGTAAATGTGTTCGATCCCGTATTAATGGAACCGGTTACTGGTGAAACACTAAGATCGGTGGTGAGAGTAGGGCCCGTTGCCAATACATCTACGGTAAATATAATTGCACCTACCGAAAACGATTGTCCAACAGCTAAAGTTCCTGCCAACGTGACCGGACCCAGATCTCCCGTCATGGCGTCGGTAGTTCCTATCAACATTCTAAATCGTGAATTTAACGGAGTAGCCCCCATCAATTGGGAACCTACACGCTTTCTCGCGCGCCCTCTAAAAACATAAGCATTTTGAAGATATTCAAAAGCATCGTCCATAATAAGCCAACTTTTAAGATTATCCTGCAAGCCAGTCTTAAGAGGCGCAATGAGATAGCGGTCAAATTTCATGACTTCTCCTTAGTAACCCATCGCGGACCACGTAAATGGAATAGTAAAACCATAGGTACCATTAGAATGACGTACCGAGAAACCACCTGCATTTATAGCAGTTAGATATAAAAAAACAGGTAGCTGGCCGGCAGAAGCGGTTATGGGTGTTATCTGTACATTAGGAACATTGTTTATAGGAGAACCGCCGATCGGCGTAACCTGCGCGGAGAATCCAGGAAAACCAAGGGTATTCGGAAAAGTGAATGGCTGTGCAGTGTTCTGGATGGGCATCGTTGCCTGCCCCCAAATGATTTTCATTCCAGAAGGGAGATACGTCCAACCAGAGTTTCCACCGGTGGGGACACCAGCCGTTATAGGGGTCTTAACGCCATTATTAACATTCTGTACGTACACCTCGGGTATACTTGTGCCCGCGTAAGGGTAAAGGTCATTGTACAAAAATAACTGGTTGGTACCGGTTACCGACGTATCGTTGCGAGGTACCAGATTTACGAAATTGAATCCTACGGTTGGGTTAAGACTATTGCTATTAGTGGTGCTATTGCCCGCAATAGAGCCAACCGCCGAAAAGTTTCCCTGTATTTGTCCTTGTGACAACGATAATGCATCAGTGGCCCTAGGAATATCGTATATATATGACATTAGAATGTCCCTCCGTAACCCCATCCTTGATTGAACTGATTATTTTCACCGGTAACGCCTGCGTATATCGTCGAAGTACGTTGATTTGCCAGTTGAACAAGAGTTCTTCTAAGGCACATTCGTTCTTGTTGATCGAACTCAGGCAATATTTGCTGTATAGACTCAGAGTCCATACGGTCTTCGAATATCTTTTTTGCTGCTCCATAGGCTATGTATTGCCACAGTTCTTCTAATTGCGGTACCGAATTGGTGAGAAATAGTTGCGTTGGTCTTACATCAACCAAGAAATTTATCGCGTATGGTTGATCGGGAACTGGGCGCAACGTGAAGGTATTATTCTGAAAAAGTATCCCGAAAGGCCTAGATGGAATCGTTGGTACCGTTTGAGAATTGATCGTTTGTCCAGCTGCAGGAGCATTAGGAAATGTCACAAAAAATTGTCCTGTTACATAGTTGATGAAATTTGTTTGTAACACATCAGGAGGATTTGAAGCACCTACTTCATAGGGAGCTGTTATCTGAGGCGATATCGTAGGTTCTTGACCAGCGATATAAAGCTGTCCCCATATAGTTTCAACTCCTGTTGTGGAATCTATATACGGGACATCTACCATGGACAACCCATTACCATTCAGCCAATTATCCCAACAACAGAAACGTTCTAGATAGCGAATGGGGCAGTATTGGCAGTGTGCGATTCCTAGTATCAAGCATCTCAC